ATGAAATGTCCTCATTGTAATAAAAGAGAATTAGTTACCTACAGTGATTTTGATATTTTAAATAATGTAGCATTCCAGAAAAATATGTGTGACCGATGTGGATATTGGGAATTTAGAAGTTCAAAAGACAAAAATTACATTGAAAAATCTAATTACTATACATTAGAATTTTCAAGTGTATCTGGCGACTCAGGGAAGTTTGCAGGAACAAAAGAAGAAATACATAAGCAGGTAGATTCTTATGAGTGGACAGGGTTTGAAAATATAAAGAAAGAAGACAAACTTAGGATGATAGCAGCGTGTATAACTTTCTTAAAATATGGATATATGGATGAATTCAAAAGTTCTGATTATGAAAGTTATGAGATCACAATAGACAATGGATTGTGGATGAAAATAAGTTATGGCATATGGACTTAAAACCGAAATTTTATGGCAAAATTTGAAAAGAAAATATAGAAATAAATAATGTGAAGTAAAGAAATTATACTTTTATTTGCGGTTGCAAACGCCTTTAAAAGTGGACATTGTTAAAATTCAGGAAGGAGTAAAACAAGTAATCCTAGGTAAATTACTGTATACAGCCTTGTAAAATCAAGGATTTGCAAGATAAAGATAAAAGTATAAATTCAAAATCCTTTGATACTGAAAACAAACACACAACAGAAGATTTAGTATCAATGCAGAGCAGAGATTTTTACGACAAGATACAAACTTCTGTCGCAAAAATCTTAGAAGCACTAAGTAGATACGATAAAAAATGTTATGTTTCGTTTTCTGGAGGAAAGGATAGCACAGTATTAGCAGATTTGGTTGCACAATGTTGTAAGTTATTTAATTGTAAATTGACGCTTTGGTATTCTCATACAGGTCTTGAATATCCAGAAGTTACACAGCATGTAAAAAGTTTTGCTGAATGGTTAAGAAATAAATATGAGATAGAAGTGGATTTGGTAATTGATTATCCAAAAGATAAAAACGGTAAAAGAATTACATTCAAGGATGTGGTTATAAAATATGGATATCCATTGATTAGTAAAGAAGTATCAAGAGATGTTGCAATTGCTAGAAATAAACCAGATGGCAAGACAGCACAAAAATTTGTAAGAGGATCTGATTATCATAAAAAGTATGGGGATACATGGTTACTTGAACGATGGGCATATCTTATAAATGCACCATTCAAAATTTCTAATCAATGCTGCAATATCATGAAGAAAACGCCAGCTCACAAATTTAATAAAGAAAGTGGAATGATACCTATTATTGGTATAATGGCTTGTGAATCTGTTTTGAGAAAGAAAGAATGGTTACGTTCAGGGTGTAATGCTTTTGATAATAAAAATCCAAGTAGTAAGCCATTGTCATTTTGGACAGAACAAGATATTCTGAGATACTTAAAGGAGTTTTGTGTACCTTACCCATCTGTATATGGAGAAATATTAACTAATGATGGTGGAAAATATTTTACTACAGGTTGTGATAGGACTGGTTGCGTTTTTTGTGGATATGGATGTCATTTAAAACATGATCATAGATTTCAAAGATTAAAACAGACTCATCCGAAACTGTATGAATATTGTATGAAATCTATTGAGGATGGTGGATTAGGCATGAGAGAAATTCTTGAGTACATAGATGTAAAAGTAGAATGAAATAGTAATGAAAGCGTTCTTTCAAAGGAAAATATATAAAGAAAAGGAGTAAATAAATTGAAAGTTGGAGATAAGGTGATTGTAAAAAGCAATCTGAAGGATGAATTAAAGAAACTAACATTCGATAATAGTACTTGTGAAAGTATGCACGAAAGATTCGCAAATACAGAACAAGAAATATTCGTTTTATGGAAAAATGATGATGGTCAAGAGTACGCAACAGTAGATTTGTGTTGTGAAATTCCAGTGCAGTGCCTAGAAGTTATTGATTAAAACCAAATTCTATAGAAGGAGAAATGTATGTTTAAGTATTGGAAAGTTGGAAATGATGGAAAATGTTATTATGTGTACAATGAATCCATTGAAGAAATAAGGGAAGAATTTGATATTTAAGATCCGAATTTCAAGTTTATAGAAAGCGATGAATGGACTGCTGAAAATTATGTTGAGATTCTTGGCAATGAATTAGAGAATGCTAATCATCACAGTTGGACAGAACTACCAGATACTATTTTAAGGGCTTTAGAGAAGGCTGATTTATCAAAAGAAAAAATTAACTCAGCTATAAAGGAAATTGCAGAAGGTATTTATGAGATGATATAGACGAGATCTAAGTTGAAATTACAAATATAAATAAAGGAGAATGAAATATTGAAAGAAACAATTTTGATTTTATGTATGCTGTTTTGCCACATTGTAGATGACTATTACCTACAAGGATGGCTTGCATCAGCAAAACAGAAAAAGTGGTGGGAACAAAACGCCAAAAATTCATTATACAAGAATGATTATATTATGGCGTTAGTGGAACACGCATTTAGTTGGACTTTTATGATTCATGTGCCAATAATTATTTATTCAGTGATTTGTGGATTGCAGCTAAACATCTTGCTATTCATTACAATATTTGCAGCTAATTGGTTGATACATACAGTAACAGATAACGCAAAAGCAAATTTGATGAAAATTAACCTAATTCAAGATCAGTGGATACATATAGCACAAATTTTTGTTACATGGACAATATATGTTGTGATAAGTAGATGAAATATACAATATATAGTATTCGATTATAAAACAAAACACAGTATATTGATATAATAAGCGGTTGAAATTCTTATTTCATTGGGTGAGTTTGGAGGAGGTGTTTTTTATAAAAACAGGTAATCCACTAACAATAGGACAATTAAAGAAATGGTGCGAAGATAATAATATTTCAGATGATATGCCCATTGGTATTTACATAGGTACATCAGAAAGAGGGGATATCGATTTTGGCGTAATTGGCGATACGAAAAGCGAAATTAATGATGATCTTTATGTAACAAATCTTACAGAAACCACAGGAGAACATTGCTATTGTAAAAATATGTATAGTTTGTTTGAAGAAGCGAATTCAGATAGGGTTGTAATGATTACAGATGGATATCATAGCGAAGAAGTATAGGTTGTATGGAGGTGAGTGATATAAAAATACATTTTGATGGAAGTGTTTCTCATGTGACAGTAGAATTTCCAGAAACAGAATTTCATATGAGAACAGAGGATATGCAAGAACTAAAAGAGGCTTTTATTAAATCAATTTCCAATACGTTTGATATGGCGATTACCAGTGATGTAAATGAAATAAAAGAGAAAACGAAAGAAAATAGAAAACTTAATAGAGAATATTATGAAAACATGACAAGTGGAATGTTAAATAAATATTATGACTTACATGTTTTCAGAAATACAAATGATATTAGTTTATCTCATCATGTTTTATGTTCATATCCAGTAAAAATATATAAACATGTAAAACTTGTACATGTAGAAGGATTAAGAGAGGGACAGGCATATTTTATTACAGACGATGGATCATATTTGATGTTACCTTGGTGCTATATCATTTCAATGGCTCCAAGTTTGAATAAAGAAAAATGAAAAATATGAAGTTGATGTTTGGAGGTGATAGTACATAAAATTTGAAACAAGTAAAAAGATAGATAAATGGGTAGAGAAACACATAAAACAAGGTTGTGTATCTCATGCAACAGCAGGCGAACAGTTCATATATGAATTTTTACCAAGTGGTATCGTAGAATGTCAAACAGTTAAATGTATGTGTTGCAATGAAGAATTTACTGATTATGTAGATTAATAGTTAAGAGTTCTGGTAGTAACAAGTAAACATTTCGCATGGTTATCCGTAGATAATTCCAATAATTACAACTGAACAGACATATCCGTTTTGGGTGGTGAACAGCATACCCTTGGTTAAATTGTGCCTAATTTAGCCATAAACCACTGATAAGCATAGATTTTATATAGATTTAATCTCTATGTTCCAGTCTGAAAAGGCTGTTGATGTTATATATGGTAAGAAATATTTTAATAATTTTATTTTACAGGAGGACATTTATTTGAAAGAACTAACAAACAGAGTAACGGTAACAGGTAAATTGGTCAAGAATGCAATTGATGAATTTCAGACCAAAAAAGGTGAAGATGCCATTGGTGGAAGTCTTGTGTTGAGAACTGCTGACAATAGTGAGCATGAGATTAGATTCTTTGCTTACAAGTTTAAAAAGGACGAAAATAAGAATTTCACAACAGAAGAGAGTTATTTCTATCAGAAGTATATGGATGCAAAAGATAATCTGAAGGATATTGAACATTGCTCCGAAGGTGAAAATCCAGACATTATCTCCATTACAGACGGTATGTTTACGGATAATGATTTTAAAGGAAATGATGGTAGCGTAGTTTCAACGAATACTATTTCTGCAAGATTCATCAATAAGGTAGAGCCAAAGGATTATGACTCTACTGTATTAGAGGCAAAGTTTGAAGTAGAAGGAATTATTGAAAAAATCGAAGATGAGGTTGTTAAAAATGTTCCTAGTGGAAATCTTGTAGTAGTTATGGATGCTATTGGACAGACTGCTGATGGATTTGGTAAAGATGCAGTTTATACGGCAGATAAGTTTATTCCTGTAAAGATGGTAGTTGATAAGTCTATGGCTACTGCATTTAGACAGGCTGGATATTATGAAGGTGCTTTTACAAAGTTGGTTGGTACTGTGATCAATTCTGTTGAAATTACTAAGCAGGTAGAAAAAGCCGCATTCGGTACAGATATTGAAAAAGAAGTTAGAAGTTACATTCGTAAGAATGAAATTAAGTCTGGAACGGCAGTAAGCACAATTTTTGAGCATGAACTTACTCAGGAAATTGTGGATGCACTGAAAGCAAAGAGAAAAGCAAAATTAGCAGAAATTAAGAGTGGAAGTACAAATGGAACTGAAACAGCGGCAGGATTTGAAAAGAATACGAGTACACCAGCTCCACAGACTACATACAATCCATTTGCACAGAATTAACAACACAAAAGACCTATCTGAGATTTCTCAGATAGGTAAATTCACCAAATTAATTATAAAGGAGATAACACACAATTTATGATTGGAAATTTATTAGATTTAGCACCTAACAAGGTATCTGTAGATTTAACCCAGTATTCAACTGTTCTAATGGGAGATACAGGTGTCGGTAAAACAACTACGCTTATGAAATTTTTGAAAGAATTAGTTCCTGACAAAGAACCTTTTTTCTTGGAGTTTGAAGATAGATTTCAGAACATCCCAGGTATTATGGCAGTTAAGATTGATACAATGTCTGATTTTAAGTCAGTTATTGGTCAGTTGAGAAATCCTGCATTGAAAGAAAAGTTTTCCTGTATTGTGATTGATACATTGGATAAATATGAGGAGTTTTGTGAGAGATATGTACTAGAGAATAGGGATGCAGAAATTCTTAAAGATGTTGGAGGTTATGGTGAAGGTTCGTTACGTTTTAAAAGTGCTTTAAGAAATATTGGTGTAATTCAAAGTCTTGGATATACAGTTCATTTTATTGCTCAGTCAAGTCATTCTAAAGACTTTGATACAAAGAAAGAAAGTGATTCTTTAAAGTTGAATAAGAATACATTTTCTTATTGTAGAGAAGCTGCATTCTTGGTTGGTTATATGTATGCCGACGGAAAAGGCGAGAGATTTATTACATTTAAAAAATCTGATAAGTATCCGGATCTAAAAGACACATTTGGTTTACCAGATAAAGTAAATGTAAAAGATTTGAAATCTGTATGGACAAAAGCTGTTGAAGATTTAGGAGGAGATTTTACAACAAAGGAAAAAACAATTGACAAAACTGCTCCAGTTGAAGATTTTGAAGCTATTAAATCAAAAGGTATTGAGTTGGGTGGTTTGTTGGCATCTAATGGACATTTAGCAGAGGCTACAGCAGTATTGCAGAAGAATCTTGGTCTTGATGAAAACGGAAATGTAAAGATGTTTGATACTTTGAGGGATACACAGCTTGACTTAACTAAAGTAATTGTAATGGAACTTGAAGAAATAATCAATAAGTTCAATATTAAAACAAATTAAGATTGTGGGGGAGGTTTATCCTCCCTTTACATGAAGTAGGTGTATATGGCAAGATTATCGACTTGTAAAAATTGTGGTAAAAAATTACAACCAGAAGAAAAATGTACTCATGCTTCTAAAACATATTGTGAAGAATGTTATCAAAAGATATTACGGGAAAGTGACGAGTACAAACAGTTAATAGAATTTATATGTTTAAATTATGAAATTGAAAGACCGACAGGATTTATGTTTAAACAAATAAAAGATATGAAAACAGATTTTGGCTGGTCTTATGCTGCTATGACTTATACATTATGGTATTGCAAAGAAATATTAGGAAAGCAGTTAAATGAAAAATATGGGGTAGCTTTGGTAAAACATTTTTATGAAGAAGCAAGCGATTATTACACACAACAGGAACAGATCAGAAATCAAATGGAAAAACTAAAAGATGTAGAAATAAAAACTAAGATTGTTAAGCAAAATAACAAAAATTACATAAATCAGAATTCATCACTTGTTAATTTAGAAAATCTATTGAAAGGTGGTGACGCACATTAATTTTAGTCAGCAAGTAGATAAAAAAGCAATATTTCTATTGTTTGGATGTTATTGCATTAATCCACGATTTATATTGGATGAAAAATATGTGACTAATGCAAATGATTATCCAGAAAATTTTCATAGGATGATATGGGGAGCATTAGTAAACATTGCTAAAAAAGGAAATGTTGAAAAAATATCTTCCCTTGACATAGAAAATGAGATAGCACAAATAACAACAGCAACTTCTCTATGGAAAAATAATAATGGTTGGGATTATATAGAAGAAGCAGTCTCTATGGCTTCTGATAAACTAATGAACATTGGTAAATATCATGACGATGTACGAAAGTATTCTATTATAAGAAATGCATCCGAAGAACTTAAAATGGATATTACCTTTATTTATGATGAATCAGATGAAGATAAGATTGAGAGATTTAATGAATTAACCAGTTCTGATGTCATAAATGCATTTACAAATAGGTTTTTAGATTTTAAGTCAATGTGGAAAAATGTATTTGGAGATAATTATGCGTTTAAAGTCGGAGATGGAATAAAAGACAGGTTAAAGGAGCATAAAGAACAAGAAAACACATATGGTTATCCATTTCAATCAGGATATCTTACCACTGTATATAGAGGAATGAGACGTAAGAAGTTTATTATAAGAAGTTCTATAAGTGGTGGTGGTAAATCAAGAAGTTCTCTTGCTGATGGTTGCAATATGGTATCTGATAGAATCTATGATTGGAATAAGTGTGAATGGATTTCTACTGGTGAGACACAAAAAGTTTTGTTTATATCTACTGAATTAGAGAAAGAAGAAATCCAGGATATTATTCTTGCTCATGTCAGTGGTATAGATCAGGAAAGAATTGAAACGTGGGATAACATAACCAAAGAAGAGGAACAAATTTTAGATGAATCGGCAGGATACATTGAAGGATATGAATATTACATAGAGTATATGCCAGATTTCACTATAGATTTAATAACGGAAACCATTGAAAGATACATTATTAATTATGGTATTTGTGCTTGTTTCTTTGATTATATCAATGATTCCCCATCTTTGTATGAGTATTATTATAATAAAACACACACTAGATTAGCAACCCATCAGATTCTCTTTTTGTTCAGTGCTTCATTAAAATCCATAGCAAACAAATTTAATATATATCTTGGTTCTGCAACGCAGCTTAATGATACCTATAAAGATGAAAATAATAAGGACGCTGGAGCCTTAAAGGGATCAAAAGCAATTATAGAAAAAGCGGACGGAGGTATTCTTGCATTACCTGTCACACAAAAAGACCTTAAAAAGTTAAAGCCAATATTAGAATCAGAAGGAAAATTTGGAACATTGATTCCAAACATGGCATATTACATCTTCAAAAATCGTGGTGGGAAATGGAAAGTGATTGTAATATGGACGAAACTGAATCTTGGAACCATGAGAGAAAGTGATTGTTTTGTTACAGATTACAGTTATCAATTGATTCCAGATATTGAAAAGACAATTATTAATTTTTCTTTTGAAGATGTTGGTGAAGTACATATGATTGAAGGTGATGAAGAAATATCTGGATCTGAATTAGCAATGGAATTATCAAAATCATCAAAGACTACAGTATAGGGAGGTATCTATATGACCGCCCAAGAATTAAAGGAGAAGTTATCGGAAGATGATATTAGGAAGTTGCTTATTGAAATGGGAGCAACTTTCTATTACGAGGATGACGATATGTGGATTACAGATACCATATGTCATCATGGAACAAAACCTAAATTGTATTATTACAAAGACTCTGAAAGTTTTCATTGCTATACAGAATGTGGGCAGATGGATATTATCGGAGTTGTCATGGGATATAAAGGTTATGAACAGGAAGAGTTTCAAAAAGCAATTAACTGGATATGTATAAAGCTAAATATTGATAATTGCGAATATGGATTTGGAAAGCAGGAACAAATTTCAGATTGGGAATTTATTAGAAAATACAAACGTACAACCAAAAAAGAAATAGAAACAAAGCCTTTGATTCCATATGATAAAAGTATTTTGAAAATATTTCAAAAACTATATACACAAGATTGGATTAAAGAGGGTATCTCAATTGAAACTATGGAAAAGTACAATATCATGTATTCTACATGGCAGCAAAAAATCATAATTCCCCATTTTGATATAAACAATCAATTGATAGGGGTAAGAGGACGTTCTTTGGTGGATGAAGATATAGAGTTATTTGGGAAATACACTCCGTTTAAAGTTGGTAGGAGATTTTATAATCATTCTCTTGGTCAGAATTTATTTGGATTAAACCATAATATGAAAGCTATTCAAACAAAAAGAAAAATTATGTTGGTAGAAGCTGAAAAATCAGTATTCCAGACTGACACAATGTTTGGAGAAGATAATTTCACAGTTGCTTTATGCGGAAGCAATCTCACTGATTATCAGCGTGGTTTGATTCTAATGCTTGGTGTAAGAGAAGTAATAATTGCATTAGATAAGCAATATCAAACATTAGATTCTGAGGAATGTAAAAAATGGGCTAAACACATAAAAGATAAAATTATTGATAAATTATCTGCATATGTGGTTGTCACGGTTCTATGGGATTCAAATGATTTGCTTGATTATAAAGATTCACCAACTGACAAAGGGAAAGAAACATTATTGAAATTGATGGATCAAAAAATATACGTTGGAACAAATAATTAGGAAGGAGAGATTTATTGAGTTTTAAAATTGATGTACTTGGGAAAGTAAGATTTGGCAATGAACTTGAAGATATTTTGAAGTTGAAAGGAATAACAGATATTAACTCCTTCCTGAATCCAACAATTAAAAATACAGAAAGTGAGTTGCAATTTGACAATATTGAAACAGCAAGAGACATTCTTGTGAATCATATTTCAAATAACAGTGTAATAGATTTACTAGTTGACTGTGATTGTGATGGTTACACATCGGCTGCAAACATTTATCAATATGTAAATAGAATAAAACCATCAATAGAAATAAGGTGTTTTATTCATAAAGGAAAGGTACATGGTCTAAAAGATGTTGTAGATTCCATGCTTTTAGACAATTCAAAATTGGTGATTATTCCAGATGCCGGTTCTGGAGATGTGAATGAATGTAAGAAACTAAAAGAAAGTGGAAAAGAAGTAATTATTCTCGATCACCATAATATCAGGAATAATGATAGCACTATTCCTAATAATTCAGCAGTTGTAGTAAATAATCAATATTCATCCAGAGTAACGGATAAAGCTATGACAGGAGTTGGTATTACATATAAGTTCACAAAAGTATTGGATAAATATTATGGAGTTGATTATGCAGATGATTATCTTGACTTAGTAGCACTTGGAATGATTGGGGACAGAGCAGATACTTTGAATTTACAAACAAGATATTTGATTTTAAAAGGGTTAGAACAAATTAAAAGCAAAACGAATAAGAATAAATTGATTTCAGCTTTTGTAGATGCTCAAATGTATTCAATGAATAATAAGGTAACAATTAATGGATTGGGATTTTATGTCTGTCCTTTAATAAATTCTATGATCCGACTCGGAGAATATGAAGATAAATGTTATATGTTTGAAGCATTATGTAATTCTGACAAAATGTTAGAAAGAAAAGTTAAAGATAAGGGAATGGTCGATATGACTATTCAGGAATATGTATTAAAGGCATGTCAATCTACGAACAGAAAACAGAAAAAAATTACAGAAGAAAGTGCAGATATATTATCTGAAGAGATTGAAAAATATGGAATGGATAAACTACCAATTTTGGTATGTAATGCCAGAGATGATGTTGACAATAATTCCACTGGATTAATCGCAAATAGATTAGCAGACCAATATCAAAGACCATGTTTGTTAATGAGAAGAAAAGGAGATATATGTAAGGGAAGTGGACGAGGGTGTGATAAATGTGAAATCTTAGATTTTAACAAATGGTGCAAAGATACAGGATTATTTAATATGGTAGATGGACACCAAGGAGCATTTGGATGTGAAATATCTTTTGAAAACACCAATAAATTATTTCAATTATTATCAACTATGGAGCGGATTGATGAGCCAACGTATCATGTTTACAACATATATGATGCAGATAAATTACACGACCAAATCATTAAAAATGTTGCTAAGTATGATTATATATGGGGAAACACAGTACAGGAACCTATTTTTTATATTAAAAATATTCCATGCAATAAATATAATTTAAATCTTATAGGATCGAAACAAAACAAAATCGAATTTACATATCATAACATCAAGTTCACAAAACAAACAAAAGGAAGTTCATTAACTGCATTATATAAAGAAATATTAGATGTAGGTGAGAATATAGAGTTTGATGTAGTTGGAAGATTTTCTATTGATATGAAATGTAATAAGACTCCACAAGTGCTAGTGGATGATTGGATTTTTTATAAAAGCGATAAGATACAAGGTTTTGGATTTTGTTAAGGGAGGTGAGTGATTATTGATAGATAAAAATAAAATTTGGGGATATGACTTTGAGGTGTATTCAAAAATTAATTGGTGGTGTGTTACTTTTGTCAATTATTCAGATAGAAATAGCATCATTACCATCATTAATAATAGACAAGATCTTGTTGAGTTTTATGAAAAACACAAAAACGAGATTTTTGTTTCATATAACGGTAGGCAATATGATACAGGTATATTCAAAGCTATTTTAGATGGAATGAATGTTGGGTATATAAATGACAAGTTGATTAAGGAAGGTAAAAAACCATTTCAAGTAGTCAGAAACTCAAGGAATTACCCTTTAAATGACTATGATGCAATTTTGAAAGATAAGTCATTAAAGCAGTTAGAAGCATTTATGGGAGATGATATTAGAGAAACCGAAGTAGATTTTAATATCGATCGACCATTAACAGAAAAAGAAATTGAGCAAACAAAATTTTACAATATTCATGATGTTTTAGAGCTACTCAGGGTACTTGATGAATGTTGGGATGATTTTGAAGGTCAATTAGATATCATTGAACTTTATAATTTGGATATGTCTTACTTTACAAAGACAAAAGTACAATTGGCTGCAAAAATTCTCAATGCTGTTGATCAACACACAATGGATGATGAATTTGATATAAGGCTTCCAGAAACTATAAAATTATCGGATAAATACAAATTTATTCCAGAATGGTACATGAATCCTAAAAATTGGAGATATAAAGAACATCTTCGTTCTGAGGACAATCAACATAATAATCAGTTGTGTTGTATTGTTGCAGGTATTCCTCATGTATTTGCCTGGGGAGGATGTCATGGAGCAGATGATAAGGAATCTGTATTTGAAGGAATTATATTACACGCTGATGTATCAAGTATGTATCCGACTACTGATATTGAATATAACCTTTTAAGTAGGAAATTTAAAAATCCTGACGATTTTAGAAAGATGAGAGATTTCAGGTTAAGTTTAAAAGCGAAGAGAAATTCAAAAAATAAATCCTTGAAACCTATGATAAATGGTATTTATGGAGCATCAAAAGATAGAAATGGTGCAATTTACGATCCATTAATGGCGAATCTTACTTGTATTTTTGGTCAGTTGTTTATATTAGATTTAATTGATAAGCTAGAACCTTATTGTAGATTATTGCAGACAAATACAGATGGTATATTTGTTCTTTGTGAAAATGAACAAATGAAGAATAAAGTAATCGAAATTACAAATTCTGTAGGGAAGAGACTCAGAATGGAATTTGAAATTGAGGAATACACAAAACTTATTCAGAAAGACGTAAATAACTACATAGCTGTTATGAAAAATGGGAAACTTGAATGTAAAGGAGCAATGGTTAAGAAAAATAAGCCTATTGATAATGATTTACCAATTCTCAATGATGCCGTTAGAGATTATCTGGCAAATGGGAAACCAATAGAACAGACTATAAATGAGTGTAATGAACTAATCAAGTTTCAGAAAATTATTAAATTATCATCAAAATATAAGGAAGTTTGGTATGGAACTGGTGTATATAGCAAGGTTGATGATGGAACTACAAAAGTTACAAGTATTGAAGGTGATTTGTTAAAGGGTAAAGTACATAGAGTGTTTGCCAGCACGAGAGAAACGGATGGTTCTATTTATAAATTGAAAATAGAAAAAGGTGCTAGATCTTATGAAAAATTTGCCAATACTCCAGATAATTTGTTCATTGATAATGAAGACATTCATAATAAAGAAATACCAGAATATTTGGATAGAAACTATTACATTAAAGAGGCAAAAAAGAGAGTTGAAATGTTTCTAACAAAAGACAAAGATAAGGTTGATGAGACTCCCAATATTTTATTCAAATGCATGTGTGAAAGTAATGATTTTTATACATTCTTAGAGAAGTGTAAAGAGAGTGGAATTACAAAAAAAGTTTTGGAAGGATATTTGATTGCCGACTGCTGTAATAATTATGGAAAAACAGATAAATTGTTAAGATTTAGGGATTATTTTGAATTGTTATATGCAAAAGATAAAATAACAATTACTACCTTAAATAAGAAGTTTCAAGATGAAAATGTTAAAAATATCATTATTAAAAATGCCGAATTGACAAAGAGTGGTAAGTCTTATAACAATCTTAATTCTAAGAAAATATTATTTGAAATTTTCGATTATCTTGAAGATAAACACATTAATCCTTATTCAATAATGAAAACTCAGGTAGAGAAATTTAATGAAGTAAGATTTAAAGATGATGAACTAAATGATAATAGATGGTTCGTATTAAACACTCGTAATGTTATTGCACCAAATCTAATTTTATATAATATGAAAACTGGTGAAATTCAATACAGAAAAATAAGAAAAGAAATATTCAAAATTTTACCATTACAGGATGGTGACATTATTGATGTAATTGGTTCAGAAAAGGAATTTGCTAAAAAAATTATAGGTAAAGATGATAATGGGATCAATATTGTTGCTGCGGATATTGATAAAGAGCTGGATGTAATTACGCAATATGATTTGGTTTATAGGGATTACAGCAAAGGAAAGTCGCTAATAGAGAATTGTGAGGTGTGTTAGTGGAAGAAGAAAGAATCATAAAAATTGAAGGTACTCTGGATAGAATTTATTATCCAAAGTATGCAAAAAAAGTTGATTCAGGAGAATTTGCAATTTTTAGGGTTTTCATTACAAAAAGATTAGAAAATTGTGATGATGAAATAGAAGACATAAAAGTAAAAGGAAATGTATGTACTTTAGAATATGGAACTACTTATAAAATATTTGCTAAATTGGCTGAGACACATGAGATTTATGGGAATACATATGATTTAGTTTATATAAGTAAGTGCATAGACATATCCAGTAAAGATAAACAGAAGGAATTTTTAAAGAATGTACTGAATGAAAATCTGGTAGAAAAATTATTTGATGAATATGACGATGTTATCAAATTATTAGAGGAAAGAGATGTTAAATCCCTTATGAAAATAAAGGGAATAGGAAATCAAGTAGCTTTAAAAATGATTGACGAATATGAGGAATCTAAAGATTACAGTGCAATTTATATGGAACTTGGACAACTTGGATTAACTCACACATTCATTAAAAAACTTGTAGATTTCTATCATTCGCCAGATACAGTAATTGATGTTGTTAGAAACAATCCTTATGATCTTGTCCGTGTGGATGGGGTTGGTTTTAAGAAAGCTGATGAGGTTGCTTGCAAGGTTGGTATTGGACAGTATGATATTTGCAGAATAAAAGGATTTCTTTTACATCATTTGAATGAACAAGGAGAAGCGGGGAAGAGCTATCTGAATTATCAGGAATTGATGAAAGCACTATATGATACGTTGGGATTTGTCCCTGAAGAAGTAATTAATGCAACAGCAAAACAGATGATTGAAAATGAGGATGTAGTAGTTCTGGACAATGGATTAAAGATTGCACTAAAACGATTTTATGATTTAGAGAAAAATATAATGAATGAATTACTTAGATTACAGATAGGTAAAATCAAAATCATAGAAGAAAATAGTGAGAATGATGATAAATCAGAGTTACATAGTGATTATATACCAAAATCATTCAACATTGGTAATTGGGAAACACTAGTTAAACGAGTGGAAGAAAAGCAAGGATTTATATTCACAGAGGAACAGCGTAGTGCTATTAAATTGAGTTTGGATAATCATGTTATGGCTTTAACTGGTTTGGCAGGAGCGGGTAAAACAAGTACAGCTAATGGAATATGTTCATTGTATGATGATTACAATATTTTAGCGTGTGCATTATCTGGAAAAGCGAGTGTAAGAATTACAGAGGCAACAGGACTACCAGCAAGTACAATTCATAGAGCTTTAGGTTATCAAAATGGAAAGTTTATGTTTAATAAGGTCAATAAATTAGCAGTAGATATAGTTCTTATTGACGAAGCAACTATGATAAATGGAACATTATTTTTATCTTTGTTAGAAGCTATTCCTACGGGTGCAAAAGTGATTATTATGGGAGATGTGCAACAGTTGACTCCGATTGGTAATTGCCAAGTGTTTGCTGATATTTTAGACAGTAACGTATTACCAGTAGTTAAACTGACAAAACCGCATAGACAAGCTCTAATGAGCGGTATTATTCCTACTTCGATTAAAGTATCAAATCAGGAACAAATTTTCGCAAATAGTTTTGAAGGAAATGAAATTCTTGGTGAACTTAAAGATATGGAACTTGATGTTACAGGGAACAAAGAATCAAGAACAGATAGTATTATTTCACATTTCCAGACAGAGATGGATAAATACCATGACATTATAGAGGTTCAGGTGTGTGTTCCTATGAGATTAAAGGGAGAATTATCTTGCTATAATTTGAACACAAAAATACAAGATATTTATAATCCAAAATTTGCTGACGGTAATGAAATTGAAATACTTTTGGAGAAGAAAAATGAAGATGTTAAAAAGTATCACATCAGAGTTGGCGATAAAGTCTTAAATACAAAAAATAATTACAAATGCACTAATACAGACGGAGATACAACTCCTGTATTCAATGGAAATATCGGCATTGTAAAAGAAATTGAAGATAATGGTTACTGTACAATAGATTTTGTTGGAATTGGGGAGGTTGTATTTAGTAAGACTGATTCTAAAAATCTTGAATTGGCTTATGCATGTACTGTTCATAAAATGCAAGGAAGTGGTTTCACATCTACTATTGTTGGAATGGACACAGGAAGTTACATAATGAATAATTCAGAGTTACTTTATACAGCAATAACCAGAGCTAAAAAGTATTGTGTATTAGTTGGTAATAATTATGCTATTTCAAAGGCAATACAGACTAAAGAAGTTAAAACAAAACAGACATTTTTAAGAGATATGTTGCTAGAGAATAGTTACAGGTTGAAAGAAGTTGCATAGGAGGATGATAAATGGCAGCGTTATATGAATTAACAGGGGAATTTCTTCAGCTTATGGATATGTTGGAGGACGAAGAGTGTGATGAACAGTGTATCATGGATACGCTGGAATCTGTAGAATATGAAATTGAAGATAAAGCAGATGGATATGCAAAAATCATTAAATCGTTAGAGTCTAAAGTAAACGGATTATCCAAAGAATCTGATAGGCTAACAGCAAGAAAGAAAACATATGAAAATAGAATTAAATGGTTGAAACAGAATCTTGAAATGTGTATGAGAGCCACTGGGAAAAGAAAATTCACGACAGAATTATTTTCATTCAATATTCAAAAGAATGGTGGAAAGAGAAAACTTGTAGTTGATGTTGATGTAGAAAAAGTACCAGAGAAATATAGGATTAAGCAGCCAGACGCTATTGATGGAGAATCTATCAGAGAATACTTAAAAGAAAATGGTTTGGAGGGACAGGACGGATCACTTAATTGTGAATTTGCACATTTGGAACCACAGGGAGAAAGTTTGATGATTAGATAATATAAAAATTGTCTATATATAGTGATTCCAAACCAAACAAACCACTATATATAGGCTAAATATACCGATGAAATAGGACTTTCAACAGCAAAAATACCTAAACATATTGTTTAGGTATCTGAAGTATCATTTTTATTATTATTTGTTTCATAATCAAATTCAGCATATAAATTTTTTAAAATACTAAATTTGAAATGAATTTTTTGATTATTAGTAATACCATTTCTATTTTGCTTTTTCTTTTTATTACAAAATAGAAGTATTAACAATATAACCAATAATACAAAGACAAAAAAAGAAATAAGTATTAACATAATAATCATCCTTTCTTAATTTTTTAGATTAATAAATTTATTAATCATTAAGGATGATTATTGTTAGAAACAACATATCACACCTTAAAATATATTTCAATAGTGCAAGATGAAATTCGTTGATTTGCACAAATGTGATATGTGAAAATTGTTAAAGATTTCAGTAAAATGGATATTGAATTTTCATTAAAAATATGGTAATAGATATACTATTTATATTCTATCAAAACACCCAAATGTACAATACTATTTAATGTTTTTAAAAGAAATATATAAAATTATAATTATACCATTAATTTTACTTTTTTCAACAAAATTTTAGGGTTTTATATAGTTAATACCATAGAAGATAGGTTTTAAATTGAGTGAGTTACAGAATGAGATGTTACTTTTACAGAGTAGAATTAAAAAAGCAAAAAATCAACTACTAATTGCAAAAACGGAAGAAGATATTAAACAATTTCGTAAGGAGAATGATTTGGAAGAGGGGTTAAAACACATTTCGTTATTCGATTAAAAGGAGAAAATAAATTTATGATAATGATAAATGAGAATTGGGAGCAAGTCAAAGATTTATCAGATGTTCTCAGAATTGTATCTGAAAATATTGGTAATGAATTTTCTCAGAAAGTAGAAGAGATATGTGGAGAACCAAGCGAAGAATTATATGCAGCATATCAGAAATTAGAAAACGAGAAAAATGAATTAGAACAAAGATATAATGATTATGGTGATATATCAGAAAGTTTAGATTATTTAAATGAACAGATAGATAAATTGGAGAAGTATATGGATGATAATGCGGATGGGACTGACTTCATGGAAGGCATGAGAAAAGCATTTGAAATGATTGAGAGGTGAAAATAAATGTTATGGTCGTGGAACGAAACAAATGATGAAAATTGGACACATGGTACATTTGATAAAAAAGAAGAAGCAATACAGGATGCTTTGGGGTGCAAAGAATGGATTGAAAGAAGTTTATCTACAGATAATCCAACAATTTATCTTGGTGAATGTGAACTTGTTCCTTTAAGAACTGATCCTGATCCAGATAGGATTATGGAGGAGTTAGATGAAGCATATTGTGATGATTCTGGATGTGATACATACATTTATGATGGTGTAACTGACGAAGATAGAAAATGGTTAGAGGATAAGTTATCTGAGTTGATGTTTGAGTTTCACCAAAAGATTGGTTTGAATCCTGGATGGTTTAAAGTTGTTTCTATGGAAGAGGTTAATTTGAATGATTATAAGGAGAAGATAAATGAAATTATTTAAAAGTATTGATGAAAAATTTGAAGAAATTGGATTTGCAAAAGTAGAACAAAATAACTATGGTGTGATTTATGAGAGAGAAAATACTAAACATAATTATAAACAAACTTTACATTTATTACATAAAGAGAACGGAAAACATCTAATCCAGTCATATGATAAAACTCTTATGGACAAAAAAGGAATTGGCAATACAGGTGTTGGTTTAACAATGTATGAAGCTAAATTATGTATTAAGAAGATGAAAGAAATTGGATGGAAAATAACACGATAAAACCACGCTTTCATTGGTAGAATTGAGGTGAATTAGTTATAGATAATAGAGCAATTACAGAATATAAACTTATTATCAAAGTATGTGATAAATCTGAATGTGCGAAATATGATCCGTCTGGTTTGTGCTATGTAGATGATTGTTTGAGTTGTCCGAACGCAAGAGTAAAAATTATTCGTCAGGATGGAATAATTATGAGGAATGATTTTGATAAAAATAAAAATGCTAACGAAGAAAATAAAATATGGACATATAAAAGAATGTTAGATAGAGGTGGCATTGAACTTTTTGAAAAAATGTACAATATTAAATTCACAAAATTTCAGAAGTGGTATTTAAATAGATTGCTGAAAAGAAATAAGAAGCAATGAATCAAGTCTTTCAAAGGAGGATTAATGAACAAATTTATTAAGGATATTATTAATAAAACCTGTAGTGATAAACAGAAGAAAAAAGAATTAGATAAGTTAAGTGATGAAATTGAAATGGCAAAAGGTATATTATCTGGAAAATTTCAATATTGTCAAGATTGTGACGATTATTATCTCACGAAATCTTTTTTGTCTGATTCAGAAACTAAAAATGCGAGAATTTGTATTTATCAAGACCCAATCAATAGTGGTGGCAATGATTACGCTGATGGGTATGTAGATATTACATATAGTATTTGTCCCAAAGGGCATAAACATGAAGTGAGCAGAAAAGAAAGGACAAGATAAAACCGCAATTTTAAAGGAGAAGATATGTATTATTATCTGATAAATAATAGAAGACCAATAAAGTCAAAACAACCAATTAGAAACAAAAATCAAGCGCAAGGATTAGTTAAAAATATGATTGTACAGGATGTGAAAATTATTCCTGTATTACGATATTTATATTATGCACTTAAATACGAAATATATGGATAGGATTGAGTTTTAACGGAGGTAAAGAGAAATGAATGGTAAAGAATATCAGGAATTAGCAATGAGAACATATGATGGGTATGCAATGAATCGCTTATCTTCAAATACTATGAGTGCTACATTTTATGAAACAGCAGCACTTTTAAATGGTGTTTTGGGACTTACAGGAGAGGCTGGTGAAGTAGCTGATTTAGTCAAGAAAGGTATTTTTCATGAAAAAGGTATTGACAGAGAACATTTAGAAAAAGAATTGGGAGATGTAATGTGGTACATAGCTCTTATATGTCATACTTGCGGATTTGATTTGGATGAGATTATGCAGATGAATATTGATAAATTAAAAGCACATTATCCTGAAGGTTTTGATGTAGTTAAAGCCAATAACAGAGAAATGACAGACGTATAATATAGATAAAATGTGTGTTTCAATGGAAGGAGAATATGAAAATTGAAACAAAATGAGTTCATAACATTTTGTACTTGTGGTTGTGGTAATGGGATTGTTTTAAAAGCAGAAAGAGTAGATAATGATATGTCATTACAACTTGTGAGCGACAATTTCTATATTGCACAGAATAAGGGGAAAATGTCTTTATCAGAGAAAATAAAAAGAATTTGGTGCATTATCAAAGGTAAAGAATACTGTTATTTTGATATTCTAATTGGAGAAGATAAGTTACAGGAATTCAAAGAATTTGTAGCAAAACTATAGGAGGAATGTGATTGGATAAATTAAAAAGAATAAAGGAATTAACTCATCAGCTTAATCAATACAGAGATTCGTATTATAATGACTCAGTATCAGAAATTTCAGATCATGAATATGATGATTTATTTGATGAATTAAAGAAATTAGAAGAAGAAACAAATATTGTAATGACTAATTCGCCAACACATACAGTTGGATATGAAGTAAAGTCAAAACTTGAAAAGGTAAAGCACAGTCATCCTATGTTGTCGCTTGATAAAACAAAGTCAGTAGACGATTTAAAGAAATTTGCTGGTGATAAAAATTGTCTGCTTATGTGTAAGATGGACGGATTAACTGTATTACTTACTTATGAGAATGGCGAGTTAATTCAGGCAGAGACTCGTGGAAATGGTGAAGAGGGAGAAATCATAACCCACAACGCAAGAGTGTTTGAAAATATTCCAGCACATATAGATTATACAGGGCATTTGGAAGTTGAAGGCGAGGCTATTATTACATATGGTGACTTTGAGATAATTAATAGCAAACTTCCTGAGAATGAAAAATATAAGAATCCACGGAATCTTGTAAGCGGATCAGTTAGACAATTAGATAGTAATATTGCAGCACAGAGGCATATCAAATTTATTGTTTGGAAATTACCAATAACAGAAGATACAGATGATGGTGTTTATCCTAATTTTTATTCTATGTTTCATAGATTTGAAGTTGCTGAAAAACTTGGATTTGAGATTGTTCCAAATATAAATATAAAAAACTGGGAAACACATTATGATGAGTATATTGATTCACTGAAGTATATTTCAAAGGGAAAAGGATATCCGATTGATGGACTTGTTATGACTTACAATGATATTGCCTATGGAGAGTCATTAGGAACAACAGGGCACCACCCAAAACACTCTTTGGCATACAAGTTCTATGATGACATTTATCCTACAAGATTATTAGATGTGGAATTTACGATGGGTAAGACTGGTGTTTTAACGCCAACAGCAGTATTTGAACCTGTAGAGATTGATGGGACAATAGTTGAAAGGGCTTCACTTCATAATATTTCAATTATGAAAAGTTTGGGGATTGTGTCAAAGTATCAGGAAATTGGTGTTTATAAGGCCAATATGATTATTCCTCAGATAGAATATGCAGAAAAAATGGACTGTGTATCAGTCAAAGAATCTATTTGCATTCCAGGTGTTTGTCCTGTTTGTGGGTGGAATACAGAAAGAGTTAAAGATAATGATACAGAAATTCTTATATGTACTAATCCAGATTGTAATGGTAAACTGCTTGGTAAACTATCACATTTTGTAAGTAAGAATGCAATCAATATTGATGGATTATCTGAGCAGACATTACAGAAATTTATTGATTTAGGATGGTTAAACACATTCAGAGACATTTATTATTTATCAGATCATAAAGAAGAGATGTACAAACTTGATGGTTTTGGAAATAAATCAGTAGATAAACTCTTAGAAAACATTGAAAAAAGCAGGAAAACTACATTGGAGAGATTCATTTATGGACTGTGTATTCCTTTAATTGGAAGAACGGCAAGTAAAGAAATCGCAAAATTTTTTAACTATGATTATGAAAAGTTTAGGACTGATGGCATAGTAACTCATTATAGCCAAATTGATGGATTTGGAGATAATATGAACAAGTCGTTACATGATTATTTGCGAGAAAATCACATGAAGATATCTACATTGGCTGATGAATTTATCTTTGAAATGAAGAGTGAAAGTAGTAATAATGCAGACTTATCAAACAAAACTTTCGTAATTACTGGCAGCTTAAATCATTATAAAAACCGTGACGAACTTGTAAATATTATTGAACAGTTGGGAGGTAAAGTATCAGGATCAGTTAGCTCAAAAACAAATTATCTTATCAATAATGATGTTACAAGTACATCAGGTAAAAATAAAAAGGCAAAAGATTTGGGAATACCGATTATAAGCGAAAATCAATTTGTTCAGATGATCACATCTTAAATGTAGAAGTAATAAATGTAACTCGTAAACATATCAAATAAAATTCAAATTTTAAAGGAAATAGATATTATGAAAAAAATAGATTCTGTACTTGTATTTTTGTTTTTCATGGTTCTTATTATTGGACTCTGTAACAGTTTTTCTGATAAAAAAGAACTTAAAAACGAAAATATACAGTTAAAAACTTGTGAAGTTCAAAATGAAATAATTACAGGAAATAAACTTATATTTATAATGGATGTTAATAAAATAGAAAAAGAAAATGATATACAGACAGCTTTGAAGCAATTTAAAGAACTTAATAAAATAGAAGACAAAAAAGAATGGTTCATTGCTTATAAAGATATTATTAATGAATATTCACACATAATAGACCCACCAGAAACCGTATATGACTACTTTACAGAGAAAGAATTAGATTTATTATTCCATGTTGTACAAGCTGAGATTGGTGATGAGTATTCTTTTGAACAGAAAGTAAATGTTTGTAGTGTGATTTTTAATCGGTTAAAACATGAAAGATTCCCAGATACGTTATCAGATATTCTTGTTCCAAGTCAGTTTTCTACAATTTCAAATGAAAGATATGAAAATGTACAAGTATCAGAAAACACTATTCTTGCTTGTGAATATGCGTTTTCTATAGAAGATACTACTGATGGTTGCTTGTTTTTTGATAGTAATAATTCTTTAAATTACCACTTTGTATTTAACGATGGCGCACACAATTTTTATACTTTACAGGAGGATTATAATGAACAGAAAGAAGATTAGATTAACCACACCAGAAGCAATAGCTGAATTTATTAATATTTGTTCTGGTTATGATTGTGACATTAATTTATATGACCAAAGAAATGTAATCGACGCGAAATCACTAATTGGTGTATTTACTGTCTCACAAGGAAAAGTGATTGAAGTAAAAGCAATAAGTTCTGATAAAAGTGTTATTTCATTGGCGTAGAAAAGGAGAAATGATTATTGATAAATTCATCAAAAATAGAAATGCAACCGTTTTATAAAAGATGGTTATGTATACATAAATATACTGGCGGTGCAAGGACAGTACATGATAATAATGGTAAGAAGAAACACGCATATATTTGTTTGAAATGTGGGAAAAGAGAATATATAGATTGATGGAGGAAATTTTTATTGACAGTACAGAAAAGAGACGGACGCAAGGTTAAATTTGATAAAGAAAAAATTAAAATAGCAGTCTTAAAAGCATTCATTGATGTAGATGGTGAAGAAACTACTTATGCAAAAGAAAAAGCCAGAGACATTGCTAATCACATAGAATCTTTGAATAAGAATATGAGTGTGGAAGAGATTCAGGATGAAGTTGTTAATAAACTCATGGCAAGCACAAGAAAAGATGTTGCTACAAAGTATATAGAATATAGATATAAAAGAAAGTTGGTCAGAGAAAGCAATACAACTGATAAAAGTATTCTTGAATTGATTGATGGTGTAAATGATTATTGGAACTCAGAAAATTCTAATAAAAGTGCATCAGTAGTAACGACTCAGAGAGATTATCTGGCAGGCATCACAAGTACAGATATTACAAGAAGATTTTTACTTCCAGAAGATGTTGTACAAGCACATGATGAAGGCATTATCCATTTTCATGATGCTGATTATTTTGCTCAACATATGCATAATTGTTGTTTGATTAATCTTGATGATATGCTACAAAACGGAACAGTCATAAATGGTACTTTGATTGAAAAACCTCATAGATTCTTAACAGCAATGACAATTGCAACGCAGATTATTACAGCGGTCACATCATCTCAGTATGGTGGAGCAACAATCACATTAACACACCTAGCTCCATTTGTTAGAGATAGCTACAACAGATATCTAAAAAAATATTTATCATGGGGATTTGCAGGTAAAGAATCTATTGAATGGGCAAAAAAAGATTTGCAAAAAGAAATTCAGGATGGTGTACAAACATTTCAATATCAGTTAAATTCTATGACAAATACAAACGGGCAGTCTCCATTTTTGTCGGTATTCATGTATATTGGAGAGACAAAAGAGTATAAAGAAGAACTGGCAATGATTATTCAAGAAATGTTGCTTCAAAGAATAGAAGGACTGAAAAATGAAGTAGGCGTATACATTACACCAGCTTTTCCCAAATTGTTGTACGTATTAGAAGAAGACAATATTCATGAAAACAGTAAATATTGGTATCTTACTGAACTTGCAGCAATGTGTACAGCAAAAAGATTAGTTCCTGATTTTATGTCAGAGAAGGTAATGAAGAGATTAAAAGCTGGAAATATGTATCCTGTAATGGGCTGCAGATCCGCTTTAACAGTATGGCATGATAAGAATGGTCAGCCTAAGTTTTATGGAAGATTCAATCAGGGTGTCGTTACAATCAATTTGGTAGACTTAGCACTTTCATCTGAAGGAAATTTTGATAGATTCTGGGAACTGTTTGAAGAGCGTACAGAATTATGTCATAAAGCTCTCAAATGCCGTCATGAACGATTGGAAGGAACTTTATCTGACGCAGCTCCTATTATGTGGCAATATGGAGCATTAGCAAGGTTAAATAAACATCAACCAATAAATGAGTTATTACATAATGGATATTCCACAATATCTCTTGGATATGCAGGTTTATATGAATGTGTAAAATATATGACTGGTAAATCACATACTGATAATGCTGAAGGTACTGAATTTGGATTGAAGATTATGAGAGCATTAAATGATAAGTGCAATCAGTGGAAGATGAAAGAAAAAATTGATTACAGCTTATATGGTACACCAATTGAATCCACTACATATAAATTTGCAAAATGTTTACAAAAAAGGTTTGGTATTATTGAAGGTATTACTGATAAAAATTACATTACTAATTCTTATCATGTAAATGTAAGGGAAGAAATTGATCCATTTGCAAAACTTGAAATAGAAAGTAAGTTCCAAGAGTTGAGTCCTGGAGGAGCCATTTCTTATATTGAAAGTAGCAATATGAATGATAACATTCCAGCTTTATTAGAAGTGATGAAGTTTATATATGAAAATATCATGTACGCAGAAATCAATACTAAATCAGATTATTGTCAGGTATGTGGATATAATGGAGAAATCCAGATTGTAAAAGAGAATGGTGAGCTGATTTGGGAATGTCCTAATTGTAAGAATCGTGATCAGGACAAAATGAATATTGCTAGACGCACATGCGGTTATATAGGAAGTCATTATTGGAATCAAGGCAGAACGCAAGAGATAGTTGAGAGGTTCGTGCATTTAGATGATCACGAATATAAGGAGAGTGATTGAAATACGATATGCACAAATTAGAAGTTTAGATTTATCAAACGGAGAGGGCGTAGGAGTCGCCCTTTTCGTACAAGGTTGCCATTTTTATTGTGAAAATTGTTTTAATCCTGAAACATGGGATTTTGATGGTGGTAAAGAATGGACAGAAGAAGTAAAAAATAAATTTTTGGAATTGGCAAACAAATCTTACATAAAACGGATCAGTATCATTGGAGGGGAACCACTGGCAAAAGAAAATCTTGATGACGTTCTTGATTTGGTCAATGAATTCCGTCTTTCAATGCCTCAAAAATCTATTTGGTTGTATACAGGGTATACTTTTGAAAATATTTTTGAACGACAGTTCCCTGCTGCAAATATACCATATAGTAATAGATTAGGTGAGATGTATACTTTTATCAAATGTAAAAAAATTATTTCTCAATGTGATGTACTTGTAGATGGCAGATATATCGAATCTCAACGAGATATCACATTACCATACAGAGGAAGTAAAAATCAAAGACTCATAGATATTCAGCAATCATTACAAACAGGTGAAATAGTATTATGGCAAACATGATAATTACGAGTGAATGCGAAGAGTGCATTCACTCAACAATCAATGAAGAGAGTAAAGCAAGAGTAAAAGTATTCTGCAGTGTAAAGGATAAAACTTATTATTTTGGACAGTGCATTCCATGTGATTACAAAGAAAAGAGAAAGAGGGCATAAAGACAATGAATAGTGAAACAATCAAGATTAAATATTTTACGGACAAGATAGAGAAGCTGACTTACATAGACGGTAAGTCCGACTGGATCGACCTTCGGGCGGCGGAGGATGTCAGCATGAGACAAGGAGAGTTTCGTTTGATTCCGTTAGGGGTCGCCATGGAACTGCCGAAGGGGTACGAGGCGCATGTGGTGCCGAGAAGTTCCACGTTCAGGAATTTCGGTATCATTCAGACGAATCATCAGGGTGTGATCGACTGCTCTTATTGCGGAGATAACGACCAGTGGTTTATGCCGGCGTATGCCGTGCGGGACACTGAAATTCATGTGAATGACAGAATCTGCCAGTTCCGCATTATGGAGAACCAGCCGAAGATTGTTTTTGATGAGGTAGAACATCTCAAACATCCCGACAGGGGCGGACATGGAAGCACAGGACGATAATATAGGAGGTCACATTTATGGAAGAGATTAATAATACTTTATATGGGAAATATGATGGAAAAGTTATTAAGCAGACTGATTTATATGATATTCTTCCATTTCAGAAAACTAAAATACAACAATTGATAAAATCAGGACAACTTCCTCTGTTAAAAATTGGTAAAGATTACATAACAACCTTTAAAATCATAGAGGAGTGGATAGAAAATCATATTGGAGAAGAAATTTATTATTAGTTGATATAATGTCAAAGCAGTGATAGAATACTATTATCTAAACTGCATTGACATTATTCTATTATGGAGGTGAAGGCGAATGAATAATGTCACAGCAATGATAAATAGTATGAACATAAAAATGAGAGCAGACAACAGATTTGAGGGACGTATGACAGTTAATGGGAAGCGTAAAAGTTTCTATGGCTCTACTAAGTCTGAGATTAAACAAAAAGCAAAGGAATATTTGCAAAAAGTAGAAAATGGATATAAAGATCCTAAAAGAATAACTTTTAATGAGTATGCTGAATATTGGTTTATTACTTATAAAAATGGGAAAATTGAACCATCTTCGTATACAAGATTATATCGCGTCTTTGATTCTCAGATACGAAATACACTTGGCAAAAAATTTATTGGAGAAATAAAGACAAGCGATGTACAAAAACTAATAGATGAATATGCTAATCCTTCAAATGATAATGTCAAGCCACTTGCAATGTCTGGATTAAAGAAAATATTACAGTTTTTAAGACCATGTTTTAAAATGGCTGTTAAAGAGGAAATTATATCATCTAATCCATGCAATGATATTCTTTTACCTAATGCAAGTTATATTATGGTAGAAACCAAAATTCAAAATTCTCTAACTGACACAGAAATTAATTTATTTAGAGATGTAGCTTTGCGAAAATATAATAGCACTGGCGAATATTGTAGTAGGAATGCAATTGTACTTTTGGTTATTTTAAATTTAGGATTAAGAGCAGGTGAAGCATTAGCACTTGAATGGGATGATATAAATTTTGATGATAAAGTTGTTTATATTAATAAAACATTACAATGTGGGATAAAAAATAATCATACCGATGAATGTGCATATGTTAGCAGAATTAAGAAATCTGCAAAGACAAAATCAGGAGTAAGATTTTTGCAACTAAATGACCAAGTGATGTTTTATTTAAATGAACTTACAGAATATGACAAGCGTAATGGTATAAAATCAAAATATGTATGTTGCAATAATTATGGTAAGATAAACAACCATAGAAATTTACAGTGTTGCTTAAATTCAATTAGCAAAAAAATGGAATTAAATAAACATATTACACTGCATACATTAAGGCACACTTTTGGTTCTACGCTAATACGAAGAGGAGTGGGAATTGAAGTTATTAGTAAATTAATGGGTCATGCAAACATTACAATAACGTTCAACAAATATATTCATACAATTAAGGAAGAAGAAGCGAAAGCTATGAATATGATAACCATATGCTAA